CAGAGGCAGGTCGTCTCGCATAAGCTCCTGCTCGCAGAAAGACACAAAGCGAAGGGCCCGCAGGACGGACTGGGTATGTGCATGGCGTATGCGCTTGGCGATCATACCGTAGTACTCGCGGCTCTTCTCCGTGATTCCTTGTCGGATTTCTTCCTTGGAGAGTTCCTTTTCGCCTTTCATGCCTTCCTCGGCACACGCCCAGTAACGAAGCAGTGCTTCACATGAGAGCTCTGCACTGTCCGGCTCTGCCGTCATCGGTGCATGAGGAATGCCCTCGATCGTCAGCGGCACTTCCCTATGCTGCTCCATACCTTTTGTATTGTCCATTGTCATTCTTGTTTTGCTTTTTCTGTAAAATAGAAAAATACGCGCACGCGGTCAAGGGCAAAAGTGAGCGCTCTTCGGAAAATAGCGCAGAGAAAACAGATGCAGGGGACCTCACGGCCGCCTGCATCAGGAAAATCTCATCCAACTTAGATGTTAATTAAAACACAAACAATCTATATAAGCTATTACCTAAAATCCTTTTTTCCTGCAATATAATAAGTATGGAGATCCAGTCAAGGGCAAAAGCGGGTACCCTTCGGAAAACACCGCTATAAAAGCAGATGCAGGTAACCTCACGGCCACCTGCATCAAACAAAACCTAAACTTGAATAACTAAAAAATCTATTACCTAAACTATCATGATTATGCCTGTTCTCCGGCAATGGTCTCTACCGTGCCGGTCTTACTATTGTCGAGTGTGGTTAGCGTCTGCTGCACGATCTGGAACTCCGCCCTATCCCATCCATTGAATGAGCATATCGCCTGAAGGAACGCCAGATACCCCCTCTGCTTGACATTCATCTGCTGCTGTTTCAGCAGGTGCATCTCGCGCAGGGCCGTTCCTCCGTTAGAAGAGTGTACCATCGGCACACCGACCAGACGAGGATCAACACCCAGTGCCAGGAAGATAGGACTCGTTGCGAGCTCCAGCTCATCCTTGCCTGCCTGTGCAGCATCCTTGGTAGTCTCTGTGATATCGACAATCTCCACGTTGTGGTGTTCCTTGCCGTCCTTACCCTCCCACATCCACTGGCGCATCATCTTGCCGTGGTTCTCACGGTGCTGCAGGAAGTCCTCCATGGATTTCTCCAGGTCGTTGATGAACTCCTGCTGCTTCTCAGGCTGTCCGTCATAGCCCTCGTCGGAGAATACCTGATCGAGGTAGTCCAGGCTGATGTAGAAGATCTTGCCCCACGATGTGCGGTTCTCTCTCTGCTTGGCCTTGTCATAGGCAATGGTCGAGGCAAAGTCGTAGAACTTCGAGAGGAAGATGCTCCACCAGGCTGGCTGCTGATAGTACGGCTTGTTACCGTAGTACACAGGACATGCCACCCATGTGGGACGGTCCTTGATACGCGAGCGGGCGTTGCTCTTCACAATATACCTGAGCTCCGAGAGTCGGCCCTGCGGCATGGCAGTTGGATACATCACCACCTTGGAGCTTGCCACATTGGCCCCCTGCACGCCAGTCCTGCCGTTGGTGCGCCATCGGTCGGAGAAATACACGTGCTCGATATAACGGTAGTCATTCATCACCTCATAGCGCACTCCGCCCGTTGCGATGGGCAGGATGCCCACGCGCACGATCTTCGGGTTCCAGATGCCGCGCCGTCCGCGCTCAAAGCCGACAGTCGGGAAGTAAAGGTCGAAGAGCACGTCATCCTGCATACACTGCGAGCAGTGCAGACTCAGGTCGTTGTCCTCCAGGAACTCCTTGATACCGGGCACATGATCGGTATTACCCTTGTCGTCCGTCTCGTCATAGCCCTCATAGGAGCGCTGCCACTTCTCATAAGCCTCACGGGCGCGTTTTACCCTCGGACTGCCTGCAGGCTCATGATCCATACTCGTAAAGCCACCCGCAGTAAGCTGTGCTCCCCTATCCTCCTCTTCGGCCTGTTCAAGCTCCTGCAGCAGGCTGTAGCCTGCATCACGGTACTCACATGTGGTACCGTCCGGGAAGCGGTACATCAGGCGCGGGCCGAGACCTGTGCTCAGGTCTGCCAGATAGCGCAGCGGGGATGCCGTATAGGGCAGTGCCTTGGCCAGCGCATAGATAACCGTAGGCAGGTTGTCACTGGGGCCGAACTTTACATAGCCACGTCCGACCTTCTCTCCGTCGGCTCCGCTGACGGAGGAGGGAACGGTATCATAGCTGTCGAAGCTGTATGCGACAGCTGCAAGCGGTCCGCTGGAGAGCGCACCGTCGCCGATACTTGCAGCCATGGACTTTGCGTCGGCCTGGGAGCTGTCCTTGTCGCCAAGGGCAAAGTCAAGGACACCGCCGGGCTTCAGGGCGTCAAGGGCTACGAACCCACGCTTGGTGAGCGTGTTGCTAAGACGGTTGAACTCAGCCTTCGTCTTAGGGGTATGTACAGGGATGGATGATCTCTTTGTCATAGTCTAATTCAGTTTTTTCTGCAATATAATCAATCACCGTTTTTGTGTCAAGGGCAAATCTTCACCTACAGTGTACAATATGCGAGAATCTGCCGCGTAGAGCGCCTCCGATACGCTTGTTACTCTCCGCACACTCCTTCACACCGATAATCAGATCATCGAGTGCATCGGTCACATCGGTACGGGTTCGAGGATCGCCTCCGAGGGAGTCCTCGTCGGTGCTCTTGAGCTTCTCCCTGCCCTTGTCCTTGCGGAACGTTCCAGGCACGATGGCAGCGTTCTCGATGGCTGTAATGAGATAGTCGTTACGGCCTGCCTCACGGTTGATATAGATGCTGGGCGATGCCTTGAAGGACAGACAGTCGTTGATGAACTGGTACTTGCGCTCATGTCGCCAGACGGCAAACTCCGCCTCAGTGACCTTCCAGCCGTAGGATTCCAGCTCATGGATGACCACGCGGTCGAAACGGCTGTCATCACTGTTCTCCACGGCGTAGGCCGTGGCTCCGCCCTGCTTGACGGTGGGAGTGAAATAGAAGATAACCTCACCGCAGCGCTTGCGATGGGGGGCGTAGTAGGCATTGAAGTCCGCCACCAGCGCACGCAGCTTGCGCTCGTTCAGGACGAAGAATGTCTTCAAGACGAAAAGCGAGGACCTGCCCTGGTAGGTGCGTGTCTGCCCGACAACCATACAGCTGAGGTTCGCATTGGCGTCGATGGCGATACGCAGCGGCTCGTGGTAGTCCACGTCCACATCCAGGATACAGTTGTCGGCAGCCCTTGCACACTGGTCAAGGTCTATCTCCTCAGTCTCGTACTCCGTGAGCCAGTTCGTGGAGTCCAGCGCCTTGCCGCTGCGCTTATGGGTGAACTTATCGGCTATGAGGTCGTATATCTCACCCACCTCATAGGTATGTATGTCATTGTCGAAATTAGAATAGAAACCGTCGCGGGCGGCACCTTTCTTCTGTCCGAGAATCTGGATGCGGAACATCAGGTCCGGCAGCTCGCGCTTCATCTGGCGTATCCATGCCTCTCCGCCGAGCATGGCGGCATTCTCCACGGAAGAGAAGTTCCAGAAAGTCTCGCTCTCGGAGCGCAAGGCTTCGAGCTTGAGAAGGAAGTTCTCGTTCTGCGCCAGACGGACAGCCATCTGAGGGTCATGTATCTTCAGGTACTGCAGCTCGGCCAGCATCTCGACAATCTGACTGTTGACCTCCTTGCTCTCATACTGTTCCTCTTTCTCCCACTCGCACTGCTTCTGTGTGAGTCCGGCATCGGACACCCAGAGCTGTGAGCAGTAGTTATGGTTCAGCAGCGGATCCGTACCGCGTCCTATCTGGCGCTTCTCGACCTTACGCGCAGCGGGCGGCACGAAGTCACCACGCAGCGTAGGCAATACCTCCTCCTTGACACGCTGCCAGGGAAGGTACTTCGTCTCGTCACCGATAAGTGCCGCAAGGTTCAAGCCGTTGGCAGATCCCTTGACGCAGAGCGATATCATGCTCCAGCAGAAGCCGTTCTGGAAATGGATGATATTCTCCCAGTTGCGCGGACGTGCAACGGGCATATCCCAGTGCAGCTTCGCAGGTGCCTGCCCACGGAAGTAGAACTGCTCGAAGCCGAGGGAGTTGACCACCTTCAGTGCGTTGGGCATGGTCCGGGTGTAGAGCTGCTTGGAGCTTGCACCGCAGAAGCCGCCCATCTGGCGCGGCAGGCCAAGCGTGACATTGGTCATGTGTACACCGATGTACGAGGTCTTTCCGAAGCCACGGGCTGCACGTATCATCGTGCGGCGGCTCCCGAAATTGTAAATCTCCACCTGTCCCCGGTGCATGTATATCTTATGGCAGCCGTCACCCAGCAGGTCCACCACTCCGCCGTACTCAGGCTTTGCCTCCTCCACGTCCGGAAGCATTTTCTCTTCCAGGGCGTTGCTGCTTCTGTTGATGTCTGTTCCTATCCTGCTCATAAGCAATCAGTATGTAGAGACGAGTATCATGGTTAGCGCCAGTGCGGCGGCCGTACCGACAGCGATTATGAAAATTCCGAAGAGGATCTTGAAGGCAGCGCCGGTCGACTCCTTACTCTCAGAGATGAAAGGATGTGACAGTACCGCTGTCGCCAGAAGGATGACAGAGACGGTCAGCCAGCCGAATATCTGTACGAGCTTTTGCATAGTCTATCATTTATTGTTGGTCAGTTGAACCACCGTATCTCAGGACTACCCGAAAAGCCTTTCTCCCATACGAACCATGCGTAGGCAGTGGCGCTTCCCGGGGAGTGCTCGAAGTCCCCGTTCTTGGCGCAGTTGAGCCGCGAGCGGCTGACCCACACTCTCCGGGGGGGTATTTCTCGAAGAGCTTGCGGCGGCCCTTGCCTTCGAGGAAGGTGAGCTTGAGGAACATGGCCACCTTACGGCCATCGGGAATGATCTCCATGGACTTCTGGACGAAATCCTGTGCAAAGGCGTAAGGCGGGTTGGTGACGATGTCGCCGTCCCACGCGGTATTCTCCTCTGCGAGGAAGTCGGCCACCTCCCCGTAGCCACGGTCCTCGATGTCACGGCTGACAACCTCGTAGCCGTCCGCCTCGAGGATACGGCTCATGTGCCCCTCGCCGCAGGACGGCTCCAGGATGGGGCCCGTGAATTTCTCCAGACGGCAGAGCCACTCTGTAGCGGCAGGCTCCGTAGCATAGTAGTCGCGCTCGGCACGCTCTTCGGCGCAGTGGTTACTGGCACCTATGGTCTTGAACGTCGATGCGTTCCCTCCTTTCCAGTCTCTCGGCATAGATTCAATCATTCTTACAGGTTACTTCCCATCGTTGCGGTCCGTAGTACGGGTGTGTAGTACCAGGTACAGGCCACTGTACCGGCTCTACGACCGGAATCACCTGTGGCACGTACCGGACTTCCGGCGTCTTGTCAACGATGAACTCCAGCAATGTCAGGTATTGATCGGCCGTCATCACAAACTGGCCTTGGGCGTCTTTCTTCACTCTGAGCATGTTCAGCAGCTCAACGGCTTCTTTCTGTTTGTCTGTCATAGCTACAAATCTTTATTCTGTTATTTCTGTATAATCTTCAGGAACTCCGGCAGCTGCCTCCATCACGGCCACCCTCTCCTCGATGGCCAGACGCTTCTCGTCCTCGTAGGCACCGTACTTGTCGATGATACGCTTGACCTCGGCGTTGTCGTAGTTCTTCTTGGTGCTGTCCACCTGTGAGACATCCGTTACGATGACCGACGGCAGGAAGGCGACCTTGTTCATGTCGTTCTGCTCGCTCTCCGGCTGGTCGAGACGGTCGAGTTTGATGATGATCTTCGCACCATCGGCCATGTCCTTGCCGTTATCCGTCGCCATGCCGTTACGCATCAGACGGTCTGCCACGGCACGTACCTTCGCCTCCGAAGTCCTACGGCTCGGCGGTGCCACGTGGTCGCGCACGTACTCGAAGAGCAGCTGGTCCAAATTAGCGGCGTTACACTCCGCCCCTGACGAGGCATAATGTCCCTTGACAATCTGACGGAACATCGCCTTCGTGTCCAGCCACGGGTTCTTCACCCACTGCCAGTAGACATGGCTGACACGGGCCAGACGGTCCTTGTTCTCCTTTCGGATATTGATATCACAGATGGGCACTCCCTTCTCGAAATGAAGGAGCGACCACTGCGTGAGTTCCTGTGCAAGCTGGTATTTCATATAATCATCTCTTTAAGGATTACCATGTGACGACCTTCTTGTTCGAGCAGACAAGGCGGTCGAAGCCCATGCCGTTCAGGCGGTTCATCCATCCTTTGAGGAATTTCTTCTTGATGGGATTGACAGCCTGACGCTCGTAGAACTCCTTACGTTCCTTCCAGAGCCGGCGGTAGAGTTCCTTGGGGTCCTTGTGGTCGTTGATGGCGGCAAGGGTCTTCGGACCCACCTGCCCGTCCATTTTCACGCCCAGGATCTTCTGGGGGAGCCTGATGCCGTAGATACCGGAGTTCCAGTACCAGTCGACAACCAGGTTGGCTATCGCCTGACAACTGATTCTGTCCGCCTGCCATTTATCCCAGTAGACGGGCTTGAGTATGAGATTGACGGCATCATCCTTCGAGATAAGCATGACATCCTTCTCGTCGATGACGCGGTCGCCGTTCTTGTCGTATCCGTACTTACGCCACGTCTCGAGCGTAACACCCTTGTTTGTTGCTCCTCCGCTGTCACCGGGAGTCTTGTTGTAGCCGCCTTCCCACGAGAGCAGGAACGGGGCGAGGATTTCCACTTTTGCCATAGTCTTTGAAATATTTAGTTATTCGACTTCCTGAGGTGTCTGCCAGCCGTCGACGACGATGGCATCCTCCCTCTCCAGGAGAAACATGACACGCTCACCTGCGAGGTTATGCCAGCGGAAGCCCAAGTCAAGCAACTTGCGCTCGGCCTTTGGCCACGGGTCGCCGAAGTCCGCACTCGCACGGATACCCATCGCGTCGCGAAGCTGTGCCTGGTTCATGATCTCAACGTCTATGTTGTAAACGGGGGACGGCAGGTACTGCATGACGAACTGCGCCACGGCATCTTCGATATTCTGCTGGGCATCACCGAGCCAGACGCACACTTCCTTCTGGGCTTCTTCCTCGTCCATTAGCTTCTTGCGTGCCATAGGCCTACATCTTTATGAGCGTTGCACGGGTGTGCGGGATACGCACGACCTGCTCCACCTGCTCGCTGGTGTTACGGACGAACTCGTCAGCATCCTTCTTGTAGCTGACACTCATAAGGGGAACCTTGTTCCGCCAGGGGTCTTCTTTTAGAATGTGATACATAGTCAATATTTGATTTTCTGGGTAGTTATTCCGCCGATGCTTAATGCCGCCGGCTGTCTTTTCTGCCGGCCGTCACCGCTTGCCTCCCATCTTGCACATCCCATCTTCCTGCTGATGCGGAAATTATAGACGGCGCAGATGTAGTGACAGTCCCCTGCCGGCTCCCGCCTGACGGCGACCCTGTGAAGGCAGTTCATACAACCTCTCTTCATTGCCTAACAGTTACATGGGTCAAGATACAGGTCCTTGTTCAGGCAGGTGTTGACGGGCTCCAGACGGTCGAACTGCATCAGCACGGCAAACCATCCGTCCTCCAGCGGACCGACGGTCTGAAAGCCGGAGTATGCCTGCTCGAGGTCGATACGGGCGAAGTCGCCGTTTATATTGGACTCCAACTCCTGGTTGTGCTTGGCAAGCAGCCATGCGACGAAGTTCTGGGCGTGTACCCATGCTTCCTCCTTTGCCTCTGCGGCAGAATCGCCGTCAGACATATTCTTGGCACGGACGAAGAAATAGACGGGGTAACAGCGCACGGGCATCGTGACGGGTCCGTCCCCCTCCACGTTGCTTTCCATGACCACGCAAGGAGAGTATGCAGGCTTGATATTCTTGGCCAGCTCGATAACACCTGCGGTGGAATCCGTCAGGAAGAAACGGCGGTTGCCGTGGATCTCGTCGTCGTGGATGGGCCTGTAGAGCTTACACCACTGTCTTACAATACCGTGAAATGTCATAAGTCTGAATATTTAGTTTTGCTTTGGAAGTTCGTATCCGTATTGCTTGGCTGCGTCAAGGACTTTCTGCGTTACGCTCTGCTCGCCGCCAAGTGCAATCATCTCGCTGTACTTGGCAAGCCACTTTTCCTTGTGGTCAGGTGTCTTGGCATTGCGGGAGTCGATAAGCCACTTGCGCAGGCTGGCGGCCTTGCGGATGTCTTCCTGACTACGCTCGTCACGCTTGATGTCGGTTGCCTTGAGTCCGTCTGCAGGCTTTTCCTGCTGTCCGGCAGGCACCTCTGCGGTTTCTTTGTCAGCGGGTTCGGATACCGGCTCCTGTGCGGCGGGTTCAGCAGCAGGGGTTGCTGCAGGTTCCTGCTCCGGCTCTTCTGCTGCCTGCTGGTTGGCTGCCTCCGGTATGTAGGCATTGCCGAACATGTCAACCAATACCTTTCCGCTGTTTACCAGCTTTGCCCACTCATCATCTATCTCCTTGTAGATGGCGCGGATCTTGTCATCCAGTGCAGTAGCCGTCTTGGCCCACTGTGCTATCTTGTCTGCCTGTCCGTTTGCATCCATCAGTATCCGGGCATTCTCACGGGCCACATCCTCTTCGCGCAGAAAACCGCGAATCAGTGCAGCCTTCTCCTGTGTCTTCTTTGGCAGCAGATGTATATACTGGTCGATATGTTTGGGACGCTGTGGG